CATCGGGCGGCGGTGACGATGTCGGCATCGTGGTCGTCGCTGAGTATGGCGACGGCGCCATCGTCCTAGAGGACGCCACTTGTCCCGCATCCAGCCCTATGGCTTGGGCCACCGCTGTCGCGAAGGCTGCCGACCGCTGGAACGCTGATTGCGTCGTGGCGGAAAAGAACTTCGGCGGCGACATGGTGGAAAGCACTTTGCGCGCCGGTAACGTCACGGCCCGGGTCGTCATGGTGACTGCCAGCCGGGGCAAGCAGGTTCGGGCCGAGCCGGTCGCCGCGCTCTACGACCAGGGCCGCATACGGCACCGCCAACAGTTCACGCTAATGGAGGCCGAAATGACCAGCACGACGCCGGCCGGCTACCAAGGCGAGTCCTCCCCCAACCGGATGGACGCCCTAGTCTGGGCCGTCTTTGACCTCAAGATTTCGGGCTCAACTTACACCCTGGACAACATCTGATGCGGTTCACCGACCGTCTGGTGAACCTCGTCACTGCGATGGGCACCACCAAGGACAAGTCGACGTCCTCGCGCTATTTCGTGCAGGAGCTTGACCAGCAGCAGGCCCTGGCCGCCTACCGCTCCGATTGGATCGCCCGCAAGGTGGTCGACATCCCCGCCTTCGACATGATCCGCGAGGGCCGCAACTGGCAGGCCGACGCCAAGCAGATCGAAGCGCTGGAGGCTGAGGAGGCCCGGCTGCAGGTCTGGCCGAAACTGGCCAAGGCGCTGAAGCTGGCCCGGCTCTACGGCGGATCGGCCCTGATCATCGGCATCATCGGCGATGATCCGAGCCTGCCACTTGAGCCGGGTCGCGTCGCCAAGGGTGGGCTGTCCTACGTCCACGTTGCCAGCCGCTACGAGGTGACGGCCGGCGAGATCAACCGCGACGCCGCATCCCCAGGCTGGGGCGAGCCGATCTACTACCAGATGCAGTCCAACAAGGGCGGCGCCATTCGGATTGACCCCTCGCGCGTCATCCGGTTCATCGGCGCTGACGTGCCTGACATCGCCTATCAGCAGGGTTGGGGCGACTCGATCCTGCTGGCCCTGGACGAGGCCGTGAAGAACGCAGGCCTCGCCGCCAACGGCATCGCCCAACTGCTGCAAGAAGCCAAGGTCGACGTCTACAAGATCCCCGGCTTCATGGCCGGTGTTGGCGACGTGGCCTATCGTCAGAAGATCATCGACCGCGTGAGCCTGGCCAATCAGGCCAAGTCCCTGACCAACGGCCTCCTGATGGATGCCGAGGAAGAGTACGTCCAAAAGCAGATCAGCTTCTCGCAACTGCCCGAAGTCCTGCGGCTCTATCTTGAGATTGCCGCCGGCGCGGCCGATATCCCCGCGACCCGCCTCCTGGGCCAATCGCCATCGGGCATGAACGCGACGGGCGAGGGCGACCTCCGCAACTACTACGACCGCCTCTCAGCCGAGCAGCAGGTCGATCTGCGCCCCAAGCTGGAAAAGCTGGACGGGTTCCTGATCCCATCGGCGCTGGGAAGCCGGCCGGCCGAGATCCACTTCACCTTCGCGCCCCTCTGGCAGATCAGTCAGCGGGAGCAGGCCGACATCTTCAAGACCAAGGCCGATGCGGCGCGAACGCTCGCGGGCACCGGCGGCACGTCTCCCGCCCTCATGCCGATTGAGGCGCTCTCTGAAGCTCTGATCAACTCCTTCGTCGAGGACGGCATCTTGCCGGGCCTGGAAGCGGCAATCGAGGAGTTCGGCACGCTCGCCGATCAAGAAGACGACGCTGCTGACCTAGAGGCCGCGACTACGCCCCCGGCTACGCAGGCCGACCCCGAAGCCGACCCGCTGGCTGCGGCCTGACCCCCACACCGGAGACCGTCATGCAGATCACCGACAGCCTGACGCTCGACGCGTCCGGGCTCACACTGACGCGCGACGGCTTCCTTGTCGGTGACGCGAAGGTCAGCCGGGCGGGCAACGTCCAGCAGTATTACGGCTACGAGTTGGGCCTCACGGGCGACCAAGCCAATCAGGCGTTCGGCGTCTATCGCGACCCTGACGTGGTGTTCGACAGCGCGAGCATGATGTCGCTGGCCGGCCGTCCGGTGACGCGCGGACACCCAACCGTCCCCGTCACAGCCGACAACTGGCTGGAACTTTCCAAGGGCCAGATGGGCGGCGTGATCCGGCGCGATGGCGAGCACGTCGTGGCCCCCATGGCGATCATGGACGCATCGGCGGTCAAGGAAGTCGGCGAGGGCGCCCGCAGCCTGTCCGCCGGCTACACCGTCGACGTCATCCCCGCTGTCGGCGCTGCTGCAGACGGCACCCCCTACCAGTTCAAGCAGGCCGGCCAGCTTCGGTTCAACCACGTGGCCTACCTGCCCGACAACAATCCCCGAGGCGGAAACACCCGCATCGGTGACGACCGCCGTGATGGCCAAGGGGGCGACCCCGTCACGGACCAAAAAACGCCCCTCAACCATGGAGACCGCCACATGGCGCTCAAGACCATCATCGTGGACGGCCTCCCGGTCGAGACCACGGACGCCGGCGAAGCCGCCGTCAACCTGCTGCGTGGGAAGCTGTCCGACGCCGCGACTGCCATGACCACGGCCAAGGCCGCCAACGACGCCGCCCTGGCCGCCAAGGACGCCGAACTGGCGACCAAGGACGCCCAGATCGCGGACCTGACCACCAAGGTTCTCGACGCCGCCGCTCTCGACGCGCTGGTGGCCGAGCGCTCCTCGATCGTGTCCAAGGCCAAGGCCCTGGCCCCGACTCTGGACGTGGCCGGCAAGTCCAACCTCGACATCAAGCGCGCCGTTCTGGGCGACGCCGTCAAGGACAAGTCGGACGCCTACGTCGACGCCGCCTTCGACATCAAGACGGCCGACATCAAGACGGCCGATCCCCTGCGCTCGGTCATCGCTGACAGCGCCGACATCACCACGGACGCCAAGGCCCGTGACGACGCCCTCGCGGCCCGTCGCGACCGCTACGCGAACGCCCATCAAGCCGCTGCGGCCTAGGAGATCCTGACATGGCTGTCGTTCAAGATACCTATTCGACCTCCATCCCCGTTGGTTATCCGGGCATGGTCGCCAACGGCGAGGAGAGCAACCGCATTTCGCGGACCTGCGAAGACGCCGCCGGCATCGCCTTCGGCACCCCGGTCTATCGCGGCTCGGGCGACCACGGCTGCACCGGCGTTGTCGGCACCGCCGCGACCTTCCTGGGCTTCGCTATCGCCGACCATGGCGTTCAAGTCCTCCCGAGCGGCGTCGCTGCGGACATCTACCCGCGCTACGCAAGCGTCGGCATCCTGGCGCGCGGCGTGATGTTTGTGACCGCCACGGGCGCCAACGTTGACGGCGCTTCCGTCACCATCGGCACGGGCGCGGGCGTCGCTGACGGCATCGGCGACGTTGCCGCTGACGCCACGCACATCGCCGCCACCGGCTGGGTCTTCGACGACACCACCTCTGCTACGGGCCTTGCCCGTATCGCCAAGCGCTAAAGGAGCGTCACAGATGCGAGACGTCAATTTCGCCGACGCCCAACAGGCGCTCGGCTTCATCACCCCGCAGCTTCTGCGGATCGAGACCCAGGTCTATCAGACCAAGTACCCGAGCTTCGACTATTCCCGCCTGATGTTCGTCAACACTGACGGCGACATGTGGGACGTCGGCTCAGTGTTCTATTCGGGCGACATCGCCGGCAAGGCTGAGTTCCTGTCGGGCAAGGGCTTCGACATGCCCTTCGCCGACATCGCTCAGACCCAGTTCATGCAGCAGAACCACCTGGCCGGCATCGGCTATGAATGGTCCCTGCAAGAGCTGCAGCGGGCCTCCAAGCTGGGCCGCAGCCTGTCCTCGGACAAGGCCATGTCGGCCTCCAAGGTCGCGGAAGCGTTCTGCTATGGGATTGCCATTCGTGGCAGCGCCGAGAAGAACCTGACCGGCCTGGTCAACGACGCCAACGTCCCGACCGCCAACGTTGCGGCCGATGGCACCGGTTCGGCTACCGCCTGGACGACCAAGACCCCCGACCTGATCCTGCGGGACGTGAACGCCGCCCTCAACGCGCCGTTCAACGCCACCAACGAGACCCAGGTCGCCAACACCCTCCTGCTGCCGACCACGCGCCTGCAATACATGGCCGGCCTGCGCATCGGTGACGGCGCTGACACCCTCCTGAAGTTCATCAAGGAGAACAACGCCTACACCCTGGCGACGGGCCAGCAACTGACGATCATCGGCAGTCGCGAACTCGAAACCGCCGGCGCCAGCAGCACCGCGCGGATGATCGCCTACGACAACAGCCGGGACGTGGTGCAATTCCACCTTCCCGGCCCGCATGAGTTCCTGCCCGCCTTCCAGAAGTCGTCCATGACCTGGGAAGTCGGCGGCGTGATGAATGTGGGGGGAGTTGAAATCAGACTCCCGAAAGGCCTCGCGTATAGGGACGGGATTTAGTCCCATGAGCATCGGCGGTGAGACGAGGCCGAGTTCATTCCGCGACGAGGTGATGCTGCTGCTCCGATACGACCCGGAAAGTGGCCGGTTCTTCTGGCGGGTCTCGCGCGGCCCTTGTGCCGCTGGAGAGGTGGCCGGGACAGACAAGGACGGTTACGTCCAAATCAATGTCCTTGGCCGCCTCTGCAAGGCGCATCGGCTCGCATGGCTTTTCCAAACGGGCGACTGGCCCCCGAAGGGCTTCGTCCTCGATCATCAGGACCGGAACCGGGCCAACAATCGCTGGGCAAATCTGCGCCTGGCCGATGTATCCCAGAACAACACCAACTCGACCATCCGCGCCGACAACACTAGCGGCTGCACGGGCGTCTACCGGCAAGGCAACGCTCCGGGCTGGCAGGCCAGGGTATTTAAGGGCGGACGAGGCATCCACCTCGGCTACTTCGCCACGAAAGAAGAGGCCGTGGTCGCCCGGCTACAGGCGGCGAACCTCATTTATGGGGCATTTAGCCCTCATCAGGAGCAGGCTGCATGACCAAGCTGACCAACACCACCACCGGCCCCAAGGGCGTGAACACCACGACCGGCCTAGTCTACATCAACGCCGGCCAGACCAGCGAAGACCTCGACCTGAGTGAAGCCGAACTGGCATCGGCCGAGTCGACGGGCCACTTTGCGGTCGTTCGCCCCGAGCCGAAGAACACCAAGGCCGACGACAAGAAGGCCTCGACCTAAGCCATGGCAGGCTATGGAGACGACACCGCTTTCGCCGCCTTCCTGGCCGCCAACGGCTACACGCTCCCCGCCGGTGCGCCGACTTCGGCCGTTCTGCGCCAGCGGGGCAGCGACTATCTCGACGGCCTCTATAATGCGCCCGTCGATCCCAAGCTTCCAAGGTTCATCGGATCTCCCGCTGATCCGTTCGCCCAAGAGCGCGCTTGGCCGCGCACGGGCGCGCAAGCCTACGGCGTGTCGATCGCCACCAGCACCATCCCGACCGCCATCATCACGGCCAGCTATTTCGCGGCCTGGCATGAGGCCAGCAACCTGGGCAGCTTGAACGCGGCCGGCTCCGTGTCGGCCATGGTCCGGCGCGCGAAGGTCGACGTGATCGAGACCGAATATTTCGCCGGATCAGGCAACGTGGTTGCTGACCAGACCGTCCGCATCGCCGGCGTTGAGGGTTTGGTGGCGCCCTTCCTGACCAAGCCCGAAACCGGCGCGATCTTCACCGTCTGACGCCGCCTCGACCAAGGAGACCTGATATGGACCTCGTTTATTCGCGGACTCGCCAGCCGGGCGACCGCAAGCAGTCCAACCCCCGCTTCTTCGATGACGTGGTCGTTGAGGGTGTCACGACCGTCCACATCGACGGCGACTGGCCCAAGATTGCCGCCGCCTATGAGGCCGCCGGCGTGACTGTTGTGCGCCTGGACATCGCCGCGCCTGCCCGCAGCTTCGCCCGCGCCAAGGGCTATCGGCCCGCCAAGTGACCGCCTTCGACTATGCGCCGGCTCTCGCCACGGCGAACGATCTGATCGCCCGCTACGGCAAGCCCGGCAACATCCGCCGCGCTGGAGCGCCGACCGGCCCGGCGCACAACCAGACACCGGGCACGCCGGTCGACCACCCCGTCACCTTCGTCACGCTGAAATACGCCACCAAGGACATCGACGGCGTCCGCGTCCTGGCGACCGATAAGCGGGTGCTTTGTGCGGTCGGGGCGCTCGCGATTATGCCCACCACTTCGGACCTTCTGGCCGAAGCGACCGGGGCGCCGTATAAGATCATGGCTGTCGATGCGCTCGAACCGGGCGACACGACGCTTCTATACTGGATCCAGGCCCGTCGATGAGTAGCCACAAAGCGCAGTTGGATCTCGCGACCGCCGCGCTGCTGGACATCATCAGCCACGCCCAGACGATGCAGGCCGCCGTTCTTCGGCAGGCCCCAGGCAGGGAGCTTGAAGCCATGCGGAAAGCCGGCCACGACAAGTTCGACGCCTACCTCAACCACATGACGGACGCGGCGACGCAGGTCCGAACGATCCTCGACTGATCCAATGGCAGGTTCAACGCGGCAGCAACGGCTCTTTGATGAGCTGCTGGCTCGCTATGCGCCGGAGGTGGCCCAGGCCTTCCGCGAGGCGGTCGGCGACCTGATCAGGCGAGCCGACCTTCAACGGGTCATCGCCGCCCTTCAGCAGGGCAACATCGACGCGGCAATCGAGGCGCTGCACCTAGACCCCGCCGCCTTCACTCGGCTCGAAGAGGCAATCCGCTCCGCCTATGTCGCCTCCGGTGACGGTGCAGCCCTGACCATGCCCAAGATCAAGGACGGCCTGGGTCAAGCCGTCGTCATCCGCTTCGATGGCCGCAACTATCGCGCCGAGGCCTGGCTTCGGAGCAACGGGGCCGATCTGGTCACGCGGATCGTCGACGACCAACGCGCCGCCGTCCGCGCCGCGCTCGTTCAGGGCATGGTCAAGGGCCAGAACCCCAAGACAGTGGCGCTGGACGTGATCGGCCGCACCAACCGAGCCACAGGGGCGCGGGAAGGCGGCATCATCGGCCTGACCAGCCAACAGGAACAATACGCCCGCACGGCCCGCGAGGAGCTTGCGAGCGGCGACCCGGAATTGCTGCGCCACTACCTCACGCGCACCCGCCGCGACAAGCGCTTCGACCGCACCGTCAACAAGTCGATCCGCGACGAGACGCCGGTTCCGGCCGACACGATCAACAAGGCCGCCGTCGCCTACAAACGCCGGCTGCTCCAGCTTCGCGGCGAGACGTTGGGCAAGGTCGAGGCCTTCACCGCTATCGCTGAAGGCAAGAACGAGGCCTACGCCCAAGCCATCCAGGCCGGGAAGATCGACGCCGCCGCAGTCACCAAGACCTGGCGCCACTTCGGCAGCGAGCATCCCCGGATTCAGCATATCGTCATGGCCGGCAAGAGCGTCGGGTTCGCAGAGGACTTCGTTTTGCCAGACGGTACGCGGATGCGCTTCCCCCACGACCCCCGCGCGCCGATCGGTCATCGTGCTAATTGTCGCTGCCAGGCTGACTTTGAGATCGATTTTCTGGCCGGCATCGACTGATGGCTGGGAAGTTCAGCGCCGTCGTCACCGGCTGGTGCGCCGAAAAGCAAAGCCGCATGGCGCGGGTCAGGAACGCAAGCGTTCAGCGGTTCGTCAGCATCATGCAGACGCCGGTCGAAGAGGGCGGGAACATGCCCGTGAAAAGCGGGTTCTTGAGAGCCTCTCTCGTCGCGGACATTGGCCTCGGGACCTTCGGAACGCGCCCTAAACCGCCCGGCGACGCAAAGTACGACTACGCGCGTGCGCCAATCAATCTGGTCATCGCGGGTGCGGGTCTCAG